GCAAGAGATTAACTACAATAACAAGCATTATGTTGCTGTGTGTTGGCTTGGTGGTAGCGAACCTACCCACAAACCTTCAGATAAAGCTATTGAATCTGTTAAGTGGCTCTACTCACAAGTAGGTGGAGAACTAAGACCACACTCCTCGTTTAAACAAACATCTTGTCCAGGTGATGCTTGGAGACAACACATCATAGAAGGTTTAGCTACTACCACAGTTAGTAATCAAAGTCCACCAGACATGGTGCATCCTAATCAAATAAATAAGAAACTAGATACTATTATTGCTAAACTGGAGAATATAGAAAATAAATTAAAGCTAGGAAAGTTGATAAGATGAGCGAAGAATATAAAGTAATTCTTGAAAAGACTGTATGGACATTCGTTGAAGCATTTATAGGAGCACTAACAGTCGCTCCATTAGTGGGTCTTGACGCAGATGCTATACAAATCGCTGCTCTTGCAGGTGCATCATCTGCTTTAGTAGTAATCAAAGAGTTCGCAAAGAAAAAACTAACTAAGTAACAATTAAATAACAGGGCAAAGGAGGTTAATATGCCTAATATACCAGAGGAATGGGGTAATAATTTCTATAAGTCAGGGTGGCAACCAGGACTAGAAGTTAATGAACAAACAGGACTTGGTGAAATCACACATGTTGGAACAGACCCAAACTATAGAAATAAACTAGATTCTATATTACTTGAATGGGGGTTTGACCCTAAGCACTACGAGATAGAAGGTTCAGTTCGTGCATCTAGCTGGAATGTACAGCTTAAAGGTGGTAGAACAGAAACCTTTTATGCGTTTAAGGGTATCGTTAAAAAGAAAAGACCAGGACATGACAAGTATTTTCAAGCACTGTTTAAACAAGCAAGTAAGAAACCACCAATAGCTAAGAAGTATGACGCAGGAGATACAGCGTTCATGTGGTTTATGTCTGACTGGCAGTTGGGTAAGAAGGACTATGGAGTAGAGAACACTATCAAGAGATACGACAGAGCTTTACAAGATGGTATCAATAGAATAAAAGACTTGCGTAGGTTAGGTAACAAGATAGATGAGATATACATGGTAGGTTTAGGAGACCTTACAGAAAACTGTACACCTCATTTTTACGAGAGCCAACCACACAATGTTTCTCTCTCACTGATTGAGCAATACGCATTAGCTAGGTCTATGATTATGAAAACTATAGATACATTCTTACCACATGCACCTAAGTTAATTCTTGCAGGAGTTCCTGGTAATCATGGTGAGATGTCAAGGACCAGTAAAGGACAAGTAGCTACAAGCAGACTAGATAACTCAGACACAATGCACTTGCAGATATGTCAAGAGATTATGAATGCTAACAAAGAACGCTATGGAAAAGTAGAAGTAAAAATTCCTCCTGGCTTTCATCAAACCATGGACATAAAGGGTAAGACAGTTGCCTTTACACATGGACACATGACTGGTGGTTCAGGTAATCCAGAAAATAAAATAGAGAGTTGGTGGAAGGGTCAAATGTTTGGGTGGTTACCACCTGGACAAGCAGAGATATTAGTTACTGCTCACTATCATCATTTAAGAATGAAACAACAAGGTGATAGGACTTGGTTTCAAGCACCTTCAATAGATAAGAGTATAGACTTTACTGAGAGGACTGGACTTTGGAGTCATCCTGGAGTCCTGACTTTCACTATAAGTGATAAGGGTTGGGATAACTACTACCCACTATAAACGATTAAAGGGTAGTTGTTTAAACAACTTAGGGTTACCTTGGAAGTCTGTCTCTGGATAAGTACCCCAGTGTTTCATTTCTTTCCACATCCTTTGGATTTCTACGAATGGTATCCACTTGAATGCTTTATAAAAACTATTGTAATAATATATACCAACATCTACTTGTTTAAACTGCTTTGCTTTCTGATACATTTGATATAGCTTTTGGTAATCATCTAGCTTTAACTTAGTTGTACCTTTAACCTCACACAATCGCAGTTCGTTTTGTATGTACACTAGATAATCTGGATTGATAACTATGAATGTATAAAACCAGAACAAGGGCATGTCATGTTCCCATGGGCTAGTTCCAGTTTTCATCCATGTCTGATTCTTAACCAGTCCTAACTGTTCTAAATAGATTTCAAAGTTATCTTCTGCGTCTTTGCCTACTTTATCTTTGACTCTATCTTGGTATGGTCTATCGCTTTGCTCCACTAATGCTCACCAAATAACTCATCACCATACCATTGTTTCTCGCAAGTATCACAAGCAACTAAGTCATCATCTGGCTCACCATTACGATAACCTGTTCTTAATACTCCACCACATTTTTTACACTTCATTATCATCTCCTAACTTAACCCAACATATATTGCATACACTGTGGTCGTCATCTTTATCTGTTAATTGTTTTGCACATAACATACAGCTACCTGAACGAGGAGTCTTTCTTACATTACCTCTCTTCTGTTGTTCTATCCAGAAGTCTTGTAGCTCACTGCTCATCTCTTCAAAAGGGGATGACATCCTGATTACCTCCTTGGTCTGCTTTCTTTACCAGTGCATGACACTCTCTATACTCCCATTGATAAGGATTGTTCTCATCAACTTGTTTGTATCTAGCACCACAGTACTTGTTACCCTCAACATCTGTATAAAATACCTTGTTGTTTAAACAAGCATGTGGAGATTTACATTTTGTATCTGGCTCTGGTGGAACATCAAAATTGTGATTTGGATATCTCTCTTTGAGTTTCTTCTTCAGCTTTTCAATGTTCAGATTTGGTGATTCTAAAGCCACTCTTCTGGAACAGCTTTATCTTGGTTACTACTACCTATGTAACCTCCCCAACCACAACCATTATTGCTACCATAACTAGAACATGCGAAGTCTGGAATCATCTTAAACTTATCATCACTAGCTTTCTTCTCTCTGTTGTCCTCAATGTTGTCTCCACTTTGACACTGTGGGCATACTGGTTTAGTTGTAGTTTCAAATACTTCACCAACTACATCAGTGATATCTACTGGCTCATGCTCTCCTATCAAGGATTCAAACAAGTCAAGGTATAGTCCAATGGTATCGTTATCCCACTCTTCTACATCTTTACTATGTCCTGCTCCAGTAAACTGTTTAAATGATTTTTGTTTTACCTTACTTTCTACATCCTTGTTTAAACCAAAACCTGCAATCAATTTAGCAATCTGACTTGCGTTGTTGGATTTAACTTCCTTGTTGTATCCAATGTCCTCTTCAAACTTTGCTATGGATTCCTCAGTGATAGCTTGTACTTCCTCACTAGGTTTATTTTCTTTCTTACGCTTATCAACCTTAGTAACTTGTACATTATCGTTACCAACCTTCATCATCTCTTGTTGGCTTGGTCTAGGTTTGTTACTACCTTGATACTTCCAGTTCGCTAACGCTCTACCTATAGCAGATGTCTCGCAGTTCTCTACCCACGCGTCAGTGTTGGCGAAACCACCTTGTCCTTTAGTTTCTTGGGCTATCCCTGTTGTAACTGGCTTCTCATCTTCTGCTTGTTTAAACACATAGGCAATTATTGTTACACAAGTACCATCATCAGTCATGTGTACTACCTCAGTGCTTATCCTTGCATTTGGATTGTCATTCCAGAATGCTTTTAATCTATCTTCTACTGTCTCGTAGTTCTCTAAGTTAAACTTAGCCATTATTCTTCCTCCAATTTATTGTTCAATGATTCTATAATCTTGTAGACTCTTTGCCTACTGACTTTCATTATATCTGCACACTTGATAACAGATAACTTCTTGTTCTCAACTGTTTGCTTTAACAGTCTAGCTCTTTGCTCTGACAATTTTTGCTCTGTTTGTCTTAGCTTATCTATCTGTACAGTTAAGAATTTAATTCTTGACTCGTGCTGTCCCTCTGGTATTTCATCAAAATTTATTTCAACACCATTAAAGTAAGAGACTGACTTGTCATCATTAATAATCTGTAACATCTTCGTCCTCCTCTAACCACTCTCTTTGCAGGTCGTCAATAAAATCTATTGCGTCCCTGTTTAAACTGATAACCTTGAATGGTTTGTTAGTTACTATGTAAGCTACCAGTACCAACACTAACAACGCAGTTAGTGCTAAACCTGTAATCAATATTGGTATAAATAAAAACAGTTCCATTATTCCTCCTCTAGTTCTATGTCTTTGCCTTGAAACATCACAGTGTTATCAGTCTCCTGACTAGCTTGTACAACTTGGTCGTTGTAATCTACTGCGAATTGCTCCAATAGTTTGTTTGCTTTTTCTGGATTTGCTTTAGCAAGTATCTTGCTCTTGTACACCTTAGCTCCTCCACATGCGTTGGCTAGTTCTATAGCCCACTGCTTTAGTTCTTCTGGCGTACTGAATATATTAGGCATTGTGTCCTCCTTTGTTTGCCTACTTGTTTAAACTAAGATGTCTCTACTTCAACAATCTTTACTATAAACATTCCACCTAAGTCTTTAAGTTCTCTAACTTTGCATAGTGCGTCATGCTTGTTGTCGTACTCCCATGTCATTGTTCCACCATAAACACTGACACTTCTTACTTGGTAAATCATAGCTCTCCTATGTCATCTCCTATTTAATTTTAGTCCTTACTTTCATTATTGTAAACTACTATTGAGGTGCAAGGTGGAAGTAAACAATGAAAAACCTTCCACCTTGTTTAAACTGCTAGTCCTCAATACCCCACATCTGTAATGTTTTGTGGCTACCTAACACAAAGTTTGTGTACAACACTAGGTTTGCTAGTGTATTAAACTTGTGTTCTTGTATCTTGTCTCTATCTACATGGAGTTCTGCGTCCTTCCATGCTTTGCGTAAAGACTCTAACTTCTCTTTGCTCTCTGAAAAGACAGTATGTTTAACTCCACCTTCCCAATACTCTAAGCTGTACAGTACAGCGAACATTATTCCTCCTCCTTACTTACATCTTGTTTGCTCATGATATCAACTAAGACATCTTCTTCTCTTACTTCTTTTGACTCACCTAAAGTCTTTTCAAATCCCATTTCTCTTAGCTTGTTTAAACAGAGTTCTGTATATTCTCCCTCTTTAGTTATCCAACCATAGTCCACAGTGTCTTTGAGTTGTGTTCTGATATCCCAATTTGCGTCCAGATATTCTCTAAAGTCTTTCTTGGTATTGTTCCTAACTAAAGTTCTCATAAACATAAACACCAACTCAAAGTTAAGATGTCCTTGTTTAAACAACCCTGTCATTATTTTTAGATAATTCTTGTTGTTATGTTTACCTGCGTCCATTAAGGATTGATTCACATAACCTTGAAATGTTTTTATTTGATTAGCCATTGTTATTTTTCCTCCATATATTTATTCCATAGACTTTTGTCTTGCCACCATAAAAGTCTGCCCTCTCCATGTGTGTCTCTGTAAATAGTTCCCTTGTTAGATGAATCTTTAATTTCTAAATCATCTTCGTGTTCTAATTGACATAAGTTTTCACACATAAGAGTTGCTCCACCTTGTTTAAACTGCGATACTTTATATGCTTGTTCTGGAGTTCCCTCCCATTCACAAGTATTACAATCCAATATAATCATTGTTATTCTTCTTCCTCTCTTGTATCTTCTACATTAAATTTAATTGTTATGTGTGTGTCTTTGTCCTCTACAAATTCCCAATCTGTATGTCCAAATAATCTCTCACAACAATAATCTAGTTCCTCTGTGTCTATTCCTTCCATTATTTATCTCCTTCAACTGCAAATACTTCTATATTAAAATTAGAAGGTATTGTTTTAGCGTCTTTTTCTGCTAGTTCTGTAGCTTTATTACTATCTGTAGCAACATAAGTTTTTTCACCACAAAAATATATTTTATATTTATTCATGTATCTCCTTCCTAAGATCCATCTAAATTAATGTACGACTTTAGTTATCTGCTTCCATAATTCTTTTAGCTAGTTCATTACTACTAGCATTCTCTACCCACTCTGTTAACTTCTCCATATCACATGCAGTAGCAAAACGTTTATCACTATTAGATAGATTAGGTAATTTCATTCGCATATCCTTCTGCTCATGGTGTACACAAAAAACTCCTTCTTTGTCATCATCAAGTCCATTGTTATAGTCTGCGATTACGTCTTTGACTATGCAAATATAGACTGTCTCATCATAAGGTAGTCTGTTAGTTCCCATGCTATTAACTATGTCTCTTAGATATAGTCCGTGTGCTAGGTCTTTAATGCTAAATAATTCTTTAGCTTTTAATTTGTGTAGTACTTTTTGTACTTCTGTATCTTTCATTGTATCTCCTTCCTAAAAGATACTTAATTAGTAATCGATAGAATTTATATTGTCAAGTACTTAAATTATTTTTTTTCCAACGATTGTGTTTAACAATTTCTTTACGTTTATCATCACGTTCACATGGTAGTCCGTCAATATGGTGCATGTATTTTTCGTGACACACTAAACATGGTTCATGTCTGTTGTACTTATACTCAACTTTAGCCATGAGACTAGCTAGATTAAGTGCTAACTTCCTTCCAGCTATATCAATTTCATTCACGGTAATTGTTTCCAGAATGGATCATTGTAGAAAGAATTTCCGACTTTAGTTTCAACTATCTCTATAAAAGTATCAAGTGTTAAACATACGATTATAGGTACTCCGTCTGGTTGTCTGCGTTGTCCAGAAGTTTTAACTAATCGCTTCCACACTAACGCTGTAAAGTTCGACTTTGACTTCTTTATTGCCTTCGCTAACTCACGTGTAACATTAAGACTTTGTCTTGCTTTACATTCAACATAAAAGTTTTCTCCATTCCAATTAAATAAGACATCACCCTTATCATTCTTGCCACCTTCCGCTATTCTCTCACCGTCTAACATCTTTGCTACGAAGGTTTCGAGTTTAGTTCCCTGTTGTTTTTGTTTACTCATTACTTATCTTTCTTTATTAGTTTCCGTAACTTTAATGCACGTGGTGAATTAAGAACATTAGCTAACATAGATAAGTACTCTTGCATATCACCACGATAAAATCTACCGTAGTCTAACTGCACACCACGTTGTACATACTCGTAAGAAAATAAATCATTCATATCAAGTAGTACTGTAAGATGACCAACACCTTTTGCTGTAACTATTTCGACTTTAACTCCGCCATAATGTGGGCAATCACTGGTAGGAAAGTTAGGTTCTAGTTTCATTAGTTCCATTAACAAATCATTTTCTTCTACAGTATCGTTAGGAAAAAAACCTATCTTCGGACCTTCATCTATTTCTTCTGTATATGTAATCGCTTCTAAAAAACCATTACACTCGTCCATTAAATCCCATACAGCATGTGCGCCTTTTGATTTTAATACTTCTTTCATACTGTAATTGTATAGAAAATAGTTAGTCTTGTCTATTTATTAAATGAATTTATATGCGTGTGCTATGTCTGTAATTGGTACAAGAATACCTTTAGAATTGTTACCGTCACCACCAACAACATCTCGATCTGTATTGTAATACTGGCGTGCAATTCTCTTTAATAGATACACTGGTGTGATATATGTGATAACTATTTGTTCATCTTTAACCATAACGAATGCCCAAAACTCTGCTTCTGTTACAGCAATACCACTAGGTTGTCCTTTATATTCATACTCCAAGAAGTGATTGCCAGTTTTCTCCCAGATGTATCGTTCTGATTTTACTTCTATTCTTTTGCCTTCAAAAAACTCACGCAAGTTTTCTTCAATGGCTTCGCCTTGACCTAGTTGTATATCAAACTTCTTGTTGTATATCATACATTGTGTACGCTACTGTAAGTTCTTCACCAGGTTCTATGTCACGTTCAGTAACTAAATACTTTTCTGGACCAACAGTATATAATGCGCAGTTAGGTGTATCACTATGATTAATAAATCCACCAAGTGGTGTACGTAAATATCCATTAGGTTGTTCTGGAAAATAGTAATGTGTCAAACCAAGAGTAGTGCTGTTCTCTATTTCTTTTAATGTAAACAAACCTAAACCTTCTATCTTGCTAGGCATAATAGTTAGATGTTCTGGTAATGGTCTATACACAATCTTCAATCTCGTGTGCCATACAACCAACACATCTACCGTCATAATTTAGTGTAGTTTGCGGTGGTTCACCGCATTCTATACACTTCACTTGTACTCCTTATATAAAAACACTGGTGCATGTGGTAATCCAAGTCCTTCAATGTTGTAACTGTAATGATCCCATGCGTCCATTTCTTCCATGTTGTCATGCTTCATCAATGCGTCAATGATAAGCTGTACATCATAGACTGCTCTAGCTTCTATGCCTACGCTTGTTACATAACCTACGTATGCTTCATTAAATTGTTCACGTGGTTCTAGTATGACTGCTTCTGGATTTAAATCAGCTAACTCTTTTATCGTGCTTGGGTATAAAGCTGTGTGATAATTATTAGAAGGGTGCTTCATCTTTACCAATGTCATTCATATCACGTGGCTTAACATCTACTTGTGGCATGTACCAAACTTCTGGTGCTTTTTTGTCATTGGCATAGCTATCTATGTACCAAATTCTACAGTCTTTAGTCTTGCACTTGTAGTCTGGATAAGTAGCTTTTACTTTACCACTAGCTTTGTCTGCTCTGTTATCCCATACTTCATTACCGCATGTCATACATTGTGGTTTAACAGAGACACCAACTTCAGTTTCCATTACGTCTGCTACACGTTGTTCAACTGGTTGTGCATTTATGTCATCAGTTTTCTTTTGTTCTTCTTCTAATTTCTTTTGGACACTAGGTGAAGGTTGATAAGTATTTTTCTCCTGTACTTCTTTTCCAGGAGTTTGTGTTTGTGTCCCATACTGTGCTTCTTCCTTCACTCTAGTAACCTTTTGCATTTCTTCCTGGCTTGGTCGCTTCTTAGCTTGGTATTTCCAGTTAGCTAATGCACGTCCAATAGCTGAAGTCTCGCAATTCTCTATCCATGCAACCATGTTTGCACCTTTACCTTGTTGGTCTTGTGCTATACCAGTAGCAATAGGATTGCTATCATCTTTGTCTGCATAAATCATAGCTTTAATAACTATTGATTGGTGATCACTTGATACAGATATTTCCTCTGTCCATATTCTACCGTTTGGATTATCTTTCCAAAACTTTTTAATTCTATCTTCTACTAAGTCATAATCATCAAGATTAAACTTCATTGTCGTCCTCCTCTATTTCACTGTGTTCTTTATCTATATGGTATTCTACCCATACTTTTGTTTTTTTTCCAACTTTATATTGTTTTAATAAATCAGTAATACTTTCTTCCATGTGATTAAATATCATATCAAATATTTCTTCTGCTTCTTTTTTAGTATTAGCAGTCACAATAAAGTCACGTGTACTGTGGTCAGTAAACATAACTCTGATATCTCTATCTTGTATGTCTGGTTTACTCATAACAATTTCCTTCTATAACACAACATCTATCTGTGTCATTGTATGTAACACTACAACACTTATATGTTCCACAAGTATTACAATAGGTTACAACATCTCCTTCTAAGTAACTCATATCTTTCCTTTATCTATCAACTTCCAAGCAAGATAATTTATTGCAATAATTGTTAATACTACAATCACTGCGTCCATTATTCTTCCTCTCTTTTCTTGTGTTCCTCGTATGCTTCTATCATTTTAGCGTTATAGTCTGACACAAATTGTTGAGTTAACTCTTGTACCTTTTGAGGATCAGCTTTCATAATAGCTAAGGATAATTCTACCTTCATGCCACCGCAAGCATTTGCCATAGCAATAGCCCACTTCTGCATTTCCTCCTTGTTTTCAAATAAATTCAAACTCTAGTCACCTGCTCTTTCTTCACGTACAAAAACATAATGTATTATGTTATTAAAGTTCTCTATTGATTGTACATGAAGATTGTGCTTTTTCAAGTAATCTCGTAGTTCTGATATTGCGTCAATGTATATTACTGATCCATTCTTAACAACAACAAAACCACGACCACTCTCTGCAACAAGTGCTTTGAGTTCTGGTATTAGAACGTCATTCATATTTATCTCCCACTATTTATATTAGTACAAGATTATATACTTTGTGAAACTTTTTAGAAAAACACCAGATCAAGCTAAATGACCTGGTGCCAAGCAAATGGGTAAAGGAGGAAACCCCATTTGAATGTAAAAGACTTGACATTAATTATACCATACTGTATCATGGGTAGATCAGATAACATCAATAATGTTGTCTCCTTCCAAATAGACAAATAAAGCGGTCCAGTGAGACCGCTTTTGTCTTTACTCGATACCTCTAAGAATAATGTGACATCTACACTCACACACTATTTCGTGTACTTGTGTGTCATCATCTGGTAAATTAAAACCACAAAAAGAACATGTGTGTTTCATAGTATCTTTAAGTTATCCCAACCCTTAGCATTAACAGTAAACGTTAACACTCCAGGGTGAGACCACATACCGCTACGTGCAGTAAAGTCTATAGACTTGTCTAATGACGGTGACTGAAACCAAGTACGATCTCCTTGTTGTTTACTTCTAAAATGATGATAGTGTCCAGTGATAAGGATTTGACATTCACCTGCTGGTAGAAAACCATACATCTGTCCCTTCCACCAGTTCTCTATCTTTGCTTCTGCGTTGCCACTGCCACTGCTCATGTGTCCATGTGTCCAACCACAAGTAATACCTTTGATGTCCATGACTTGATGAAATCCCTCTGGTACTTCTACTGTTACTTTGCCATAACGTTCTGGATTAGCATTCATAATTTCTTCACAGATTTGTAAGTGCATAGTGTCAGAGTTATCTAATCTACTTGTAAGTACTTGTCCTTTACCAGCTCTTGTAGTTTCACCATGGTTACCTGGTGCGCCAGCTAATACTAATTTATCTGCCAATGGTAAGAATGTATCTATTGTTTTCATTATCATTGACCTAGCTAATGCGTATTGCTCAATCAGTGTGAGTTCGACATTGAACGGCATTGACGAGTAGTAAGACTGTGAACAGTTTTCTGTGAGGTCACCTAATCCTATCATGTATATCTCATCTATCTCTACACCTATCTTGCGTAGTTCTTTGATACGATTAACTGCGTCTTGTAATGCTACGTCATAACGTTTAATAGTGTTCTCAACTCCGTAATCTTTTTTACCGAGTTGCCAGTCTGCCATAAAGAATAAGAATGCTGTGTCTCCACCTTTTGTTTTAGTTTTTAATGGCGGTTTTTTCTTTGCTTGTTTAAATAATTCTTTGAAGTACTTGTCGTGACCACGAGATTTCTTTTTAACAAGTCCTTTAAATGCGTAAAAAGTTTCAGTCTTTCCACCTTTAAGTTGTACTTCCCAACTAGAAGAACGTACTGTGCCTTCTATCTCATAATGTTCTGGATCATATCCCCAACCTCTAAGTATATCATCAAACTTATTGTGATAATTAGGATCTGTTCCAACGTGTGTAAGTTCACCTTGACCATTCTGTTCGTTAATCTCTATTCCAGGTTGCCACCCAGATTTATAGAAATTATTTCCCCAATCTTCTTTGGTTGTCTTAGGCATTATACCTCCTTATAGCCCTGTTGGGACCAGTATATTAGCTTATTTTTTTCTTTGCGAATGTTTTAATTACAGATAATGCTGCACCACCGCCAGCTATTGCTGCGATTTGCAGGGCATTTGCGTCAACGCCTGCCATTGGTGAAATAACTAAGGCACCAATAAACGCTTCGATAAATGTCCACACGGCACGCTCTAACATATCTTTGAGATCGTCACTCATTTAATTAACCTTCCTAGTTTTAGTTTGTTTTCTATGTTTTCTAACTTCTTAATTATAACATCTAACTTACTGTCTATTGTATCAATAGGTTGTGACACTTCTTCTTTAATTGGTCCTGCATTCTTCTCTATAATCCATTGTCTCCAGCTATCTCCTGGACATGATGTTTGTTTAAATGATGAGTGTGGTCTTAGTTCTCCACCGACTTGTTCGTATAACCACTCAATAGATTTAATAGCTTTATCTGAAGGTTTGTGGGTAGGTTCGCTACCACCAAGCCAACACACAGCAACATAATGCTTGTTATTGTAGTTAATCTCTTGC